CGTTAGCCTCGTCATAGCCATACAGCCAGTAACCGTGATTTAACGTGGATATCTCTGGTATATATACTTTTATCCCCATGCCTCGGGCCAGGCCCACAAAATACTCGACTGACGGCCTCTCCAGGATGTATTCACTGGACACCGACATCTCCACACCGTACAGATGGATCTCCTCATAGCCTTCCGATATCGCCATGGCCAGCATATATGCCACGGAGTTCGTGAAGTACCCGCCATACAGACTTATCATCTGGTCCAGCGGATACGTCCGGCTATTCGGTATCTCTGGCATGGCCTCGCACATATAGACCGGGCAGGGCAGACTGGCCAGTTTGGCAAGGTAACCCCACTCCGGCCTGTATGCCCGGATAGCATCGGGACGGTGCATCTCGAACCAGCGGCTCGGTCGGCAGGACGGGAGCGCCTCGATCATGTCGTTAAGGCTCCATATCTCGATGGTTGAATCATTAAAGGGTGCCAGATATCTGCTTGACTTCGCCCCTCCGACTATCGCCACTCGCTTCATGTGGTCGTGGTCCTCCTTACTTTTAGGTCGATGATACTGCTGCCGGCGCCGTGGCCGGCTTATACCCGGCTTTACCAAGGATACCCACAACGGACACCGGGCAAGCCGTGATAGGGCTGCTCGTGGTCCCCGCAGAGAAGTCCAGGTTAACCCGAATATACCGCTTGCCGCCGATATAGCCGACAACTTGCGTCACCGAGTCCTCTGTGGAGCTGCTGTCAATCTTCGTAAAAGCCCCGACGATATCGCCGGAGTCCACTTCAGTAAAGTCATCTGCTTCAGTCGTAGCACACTCCTGCAGCACCGGAGTAAGGTAGTCACTCGGGCCTCCGCCGGTGATAGCGCCGATGCTCACGGCGACCATCGCCCCGTCAAATCCCGCGGTGTCGAGCAGCTTGCTCACAGTGTCGGTCTTAGCTACGTCTTGGGGGTCCAAGAGATGGACCACGCCGATGTTGTTTTTAAGGTCTTTCATATTAGTTGGTCCCCCTCTCTATTAAGTGCTGGCGGTGATGGCCAGGGTCTTCATGGCTGCGGCAAGGATAAGCTTCCCATCGACCCGCTCAAAAGCGCGGAAGCCAACATGCCCTTTAGCGGCGTAAAGCTCGTTAAGGCGCTGGAAGTACCTCCCCTGTCTGTCAGCGATCCAGTAGTAAGAGAAGTCGCCGAACAGAGCAATCTTTGCGGAAGCGGCCAAGGTCGCTACGCTGTCAGACACCTGCACCGGGCGCCCCAACAACGTGTTGGGCTGCCCCGAAGTCAGCCCGGGCTGCCACATATAGTCTCCAGTGGTGCCGTTCTTGAGCTGCCTGAACAGCTTCTCGGTAGCGTCAGCCATCAGCCAGGTGGCTTTGCTGCGGTACGGCCGGCCCAGACTATAATACATATCAATCAGCTCATCACTGGTCACTGCCAGAGCGCTGGCTGTAGTCTTGCCAACTCCAGCGCTGCCGACTATCCCCGTGGGCTGGCCGGCTCCGGTGCCAGTTATAAAGGCGGCTTCTTCCAAGGCGCCCAGGCGGCGGCCGAATTCGTCAGCGATGTAGTCGGCCAGGTTGAAGGCGGAGTCATTAAGCAGTTCTTCGGAAACCTTGATCAGGGTGCCCGCCTTGTAGGCAGACAAGGTGACCTGCGCGAAGGTTTCGTTGCTCTCGTTGTAGGACCCTTCCTCCGCGATCCACGAAGCGGACCCGTGAGCCGACACGACAGGAATATTCCGGTCGCCGCTGGTGGTGATCACTTTGCACAAACTGCGCATCACATTTGCCGCGTTCAGTGCCTGAACAAGCTGCTTTTCGAACTCGTCAGGAACGGTGTAGCCGCCGGCGGTATCCGGGGCGATAGTCAGCGCGCGCCTTTCAGGCTCGCTCATGCCCTGCTGTCCATAACGGACGTAGCGCAGGAATGCGTCCATCTTCGCGGGTTCAGCGCTGGCCTGCGCGGCGGCAGTCTGTGCGGCTGCCACTTGCGGCGCTCCGGCTGCGCGAAGCTCTGCCTCGTAGGCAAGCAGTCTCTCCTTACTTCTGATCTCCTGCGTGAGCTGGTCCATCTCCTCGAAGGCCCGGTCCACTGCGGTTTGTTCCTCTGCTGTCAAGCTCCGGGCTTCCTTCTCGGCCAGGTCCATGTATCCCTTGGCCGCCTCGAACGCCTGCGCCCGACGATCAAATAATCTCTGCATCGGGGTTATCTCCTTTCTCCATCGTAAAGTCTGAGTCTATCTCGCAGACAAGCCACCTGGCCCCCTGCTGGCTCTCCGCTCTGGCCTGCCGCCTGGCTGGCCGTCTGCGGTCTAGCGTCGTAAATTTCCTGTGCGCTGCGCGCGCTCACAACCGTTGCCGGGTATGCCGGGAAGGTAACCGGGCTCACGTCGTAGAGCTTGACCTCCAGCAGTTCCCGGACCTCCTGCCCGTTTTCCGTGTGCCAAGCATCACGCAAAACCTCGAAGCCAAAAGACATCTGGCTAACATCACCTCGCGCGATGGACACCAGTAAGTCGCGGGCCCACTGGGTCTCAGGCGGCCTTATCTCTACAAGCAGCCCCCGGTCATCCTCTGCCATGGCCAGGGTGCCCGCCTTGCTGCGCCCCAGCACGTAATTAGGGTCGTGGTTCCACAAGGCCCTCACATCGTCCCGCGGTATCGACGCCTGGAAGGTCCCCGGGCGAATAATTTCCCGGAAAAATCCCAGGTCCTCACTGTATGAATTGAAAACCGCGGCATAACCAGTGATAACCGTCGGTTTGGCCGGGTCGTTCCTTATCTCCATCTTTACCGGCAAGGCCCGTCTCTCTAGCTTATCCATGCTTATCCCTACCTTTCAGCCTTTATGACGCAACGGCAACCGCCATGTAGCGGGGGGTGCGCCACGTTCGCTACGACTTTAAGACCTGACACATCGGCGCCAGCTTGGACAAAAGCGTCCTTTATCCCGGTGATGACTCCATCCATGGCCTGGCATATCTCGCAGGCCGAGCCCCGCGCGTCCCAGCGCAGGTAAGTCACACCGGCCGCGGCAAACGCAAGCTTGGCAACAAAGTTGCCGTATCGTACCACCTCCGCGCCGGCCACTTTAGCCGGGCGCTTATCCTCCCACTCGGTCAGCCGCTGCTCAACAGCCGGCACCGGGTCCTCCAGGTTGTCTGCGATGACCTCCCGAAGCTGCGCCAGACTCTTGCCGGCATACTGCAGCGCCAGGACATCTGCGTACTTGTCCGTGTTGTCCTGGCGGTAACCTTCGCCCGGTTCGCCCTTGACCTCATCGAGCGCCGCGCTGAAGACTATCGGTCCCATACTGGTTAGCACCGGCAGAAACTGCTTGCGGATAAACTCTGGAAAGTCCTGGTCATAAAACCGCTCCAGCCAGTCATCAAAGCTACGGTTGTTCCTGGTGGTTAAATGCTTCTTTGCTGCCTTGCGGACCTGCTCCGCTTCCCGGCGCACAACCCGCGCCGCCGCCTCCCGGAAAAGTTCCTCGAAGCTGTCGGTAGCCCGGATCCGCGCCCGCGTCTCGACCTGGTGTGTATGTTCCCGGTCCTCATGACCACAAGAACAAGCAGACCGCGCGGTATCGCCCGGTCCTTGCGGTTCCCCCTTATTCGACTGTGGCGCTCCAGGCGGTGGCTTGGCCACCGGGTCTGCAATGCTCACCTGGTCAGCAGGGACCATGTTGAGCGGCACCAGATACATCTGCCCGGTATCGTCCGGTAGCGGGTTCATATTCTCTAGCGCACGGATGTCATCCGCCGATAGCCAGCCGTTCTGCCGGCCTATCGAGTACGCTTCATAGCGTGACTTAATATCGCCGCGCAACAGTCCATCGGCGCTAAACTCCGCAAAAAAACGCGCCTGGTCACGTGGCCTGAAAAGGGATGTCAGTATCCGCTCCTCCCAGCGCACCAGCCAGGGCCGTATAGAGTGCTGAAGGAAGTCTATTCCCTGGTGTTCGATATTCGTGAAGGTTGCGTGCGTCAGATCGCCGATCATATGCGGCGGCACCGCGAATATCCGCGCCACTTCTGCCACCTGAAATTGCCGCGTCTCCAGGAATTGGCTATCTTCGGGCGGCAGGCCGATCTGCGAATACTTCAGCCCTTCCTCCAGGATCGCCACGCGGTTTGCGTTAGTTAGCCCCTGGTAAGTACTGGACCACTGTGCTTTCAGCCGAGTGTATGACTGCTCGTCAAGAATCCCTGGACTTTCCAGGACCCCCGAAGGCCTAGCCCCGTTGCTGAACCACCTTGCGCCGTACTCCTGCGCCGCAAGCGCCAGCCCGAGCGCCTCCCGACATTGCGTTATGGGTGACAACCCCATTATTCCATCTGTCGAAAGAGCCTTGAGGTGGAAGATTATCTCGCCTGGTAACTGTTTGACGGACCCGTCGGATAGCTCGTAGCTATAAACCACCCTTCCGTCCGGCATAAGCTGCGCCGTCTTCATCTTTGCCGGGTTAAGCGGCCACAACTGCGCCACTTCGCCCCGGCCGTCGAGGACTATCTCCGCGTAGGCATTTCCCCATAGGCACAAATGAGCTTGCAGCGTAGACCGGAACTCGCCGCCGGTCTGGTATGGGTTCGGGCGGACCTTAAGCACGCTGTACAACGGGTGCTCCGTAGCCTTACGCTTGCCGCGGTCCAGCCTCTCGTAGGTGTGCAGCGGCAAGGTGCCGACAGTACGCGCCAGCAGATCAACCGCGGCATATACGGCCGTTAGATCCATAGCGGTGGCTTGTGTAACCGTCACGCCACTCGCAGACGGCCCCGAAGACAGTGCTTCGATAAACCACTTGGAAGGCTGCGCCAGTGTAGAGCGTTCTTCCCTTTTTCTAAAAGGCCACAGATTCAATGTTCAGCCCTCCTCATAGTGTCCGAAGTTCGCGGCCCTCGTATGCCGGCCGGATGACTTGATGCTTTATCGCTCGGTCCAGAGCCATGATCATGGCCACGGCTCCGTCGATCCGGGCCGTGGACTTGGCCTTGTTAGGCTTCAAATTACCGGCTGGGTCCTGCTGCACTACCAGACTGTCCACGTTCCAGCGCAGGACCGGGTTGCCACCGTGGACAAGCCGCCGCTGCAGGACGAGATTCATTAGCTCTTTAGTCGGTGGCGACATCGACATGAAGCCCTGCCCGAATGGCACCAGTGTGCAAAGCCGCAGATCATCCAACTCCTGCACCAACTTGGACGCGCCCCATCTGTCGAACGCCAGCTCCTTGATGTCGTAAAGGCCCCGCCACTCAAGCAGCTTTTGAGTGATGGACCCGTAGTCGATCACGCTTCCATCTGTCGCAGTCATGAAGCCCTGCCGGACCCACGATGAGTAAGGGACCTTATCCTTTTTCTCTTTGTCTAGCATAGTGTCGCGCGGAAGCCAGTAGTGCGGGAGCACGGTGTAGCTTCCGTTGTCATAGTCAGGGAACACCAGGACTAGCGACGTTAAGTCCGTAGTGCTGGACAGGTCGAGCCCTGCGTAGCACTCCCGCCCGACCAGCTTTTCCGGTACTACCAGCCCGCTGGAAGCGTCCCAGGCTTCCATGCTCATCCAGCGTTCGTTCTGAGTTGTCCACCGGTTCAAATGCAGTCGCATGAAGCCGTTTTGCGCGGCCGGCATCTCCCGGGCCTTCTGTGCCTTCCTGCGGAGGTCGTCGATCTTAACCGACACCCCCAGATTAGGGTTAGCCTTGGCCCACGTACTTTCATCCAGCCAGTCGTCGCCCTCATCAATGCAGGCGATATATGCAAAGTAAGTGTCATCCTCGATGACTCCGCGCAATACTCGTTCTGCATATTCCCGCTGCTCCCAGCATATCGAGTTCCGATCATACCCGGCCGTCGTGATAGCGAAGATCAGCGGCTGCCTGCGTGCTCCGGTGGCCGTCTCCAATATGTCCCATACACCCCTGTTCTTGTGGGCGTGTAGCTCGTCTACGATAGCGCCATGGATGTTAAGCCCGTCCATCGTGTCCGCGTCAGCCCCCAGCGGCTCGAATATGGCCCGGTTGAGCAAGATATTCATGTTGCCTTTGCCCGGGTACACCTTAACCCGGCTGGACAGGAACGGCGAAGCCTTCACCATCTGCGCAGACTCATTCCAGACTATCCGCGCCTGGTCGCGCTTGGTCGCGGCGCTGTAAATTTCCGGGCCCGGCTCGCCGTCGGCCATGAAAAGATAAAGCCCCACACCAGCGGCCAGCGTCGACTTGCCGTTCTTGCGCGGGACCTCGTTATAGGCCGTTCGGTATCTCCGGGTGCCGTCTGATCGCAGCCACCCGAAGACTGACCCGATGATGAAGACCTGCCACGGTTCAAGCTGAAGCTCGCACCCGGCCCACTCGCCTTTCGAGTGCCGCAAAAAGCGGTAAAACTCAATCGCATGATCAGCCGCCGGCTCGGAAAAGCGAAGACCGCGAGTCTTCGCGGTCTTAAGGTCCCTTATATGTCGCTCGCAGGCCAGGGTCACAAGCTCACCGGCTGGTACTTTGCCCGTGATTACCTGATCTGCGTATGCCGTGACCGGATGTTTAACCTTTGCCACGTTTCAAAAACTCCTCAAATGAATCATCATTTTCCTTTTTACCCAGGTTTAAGCCTACCCGGTCAGCCGGTGATAACCCGAATTTCGCCGATAGCTTGGCTACCAGCTCAATGTTTTTATTCATGATCGAGACCTCCGGGCACTGTTGCCGGTAGCCCTGGGGCCCGATCTCCATCACCTCACCGTTGTCTCGAATGTATTCGCGCATTTTGCGCACCGTCGCTCCCGCGATACACAGATTCGTGAAGTTCATAAGGTCTACCTCAGTCAACAGGCCGAGCGGTTCCAGCTTCGGCGCCAACTCGTTCCACAACTCTACCGCCGGTGTGTCCAGCCAGTCAGGCGGCACCGGCGCGAGCGGCCGCGGTCTTGGAGTGTTCAACTTTGGCTTTTGCTTCCCTGTCTTCCCCTCCAGCACGCGCAACCCTTCAGGCTTTTTTGCCGGTCCTCTTGCCCCCATGTTCTCACCCCCTCTTGCTTATACCCCTTTAATGCAAACCTGTTTCCGCGCAAGCGTAGTTCGGGCGGGCGCCTCGGCACCCTCGCATCCAGCGATTCGAGCCCCCATAACCCCCGCGCTTCCCATGGCTACGTAGTTTTGAAATTTTCTTGATAAGAATGTTCTCTCGCGTGGCAACTTCGGCACAAAGTTTCCAGATTGTCCAGATGATACGCCAGATCAGGCCGGTCCTGATATGGCTTGACATGGTGCACTATCTGACCTGGCACCAACCTCCCCTCCGCCATGCAAGCCTGGCATAGCGGGTCCCTGGCCAGCTTCATCATCCGGCACCTGGCCCAGGC